ATATGGTTGGGGCTAAAGAACTGTGCCGTGAGCAACAACGAGCGTAGTCTAGGTTGAGATGAGGGGCTACCGATATACTAGTAATCTAGTTATGTTCTCTCTCAATGTTGCTCAATTAGGTAAGTTAGGATTTCAAACCTTTAAGATGAAGTCTAGGTTTTGTATATTTTGCCTCACTAAAATATACAAATTAGGTACACCAACAGTTGCGTTGGCGTGGAGTTGCCTAAAAATATCAAGAGCCAGTCCAGTAGGGCAAAAAGTACGAAATGCCTGTCATGGTGGTACTCTGGTTTTTGATTAAAATGCGTTTTCTCACAAGTTTCGGCTTGTGCCTTGCTAGAGGGGAATACATGGAAACAGAACTAGCAACGCAGACCCGTGAAGCGTGGTGCGTGGTATTTGGGTAGTTATGACTATATCCTTTGTCCATGTATCAAGTGTCACGAAACACGGGTCAGGAATTTAAACTGAAAGGAAAACAATGATAGGTAATATAACTGAACGAGAAGATAAATTATGCTCATTATTAGCATGGTTATCTTGTCATGTAGATGAAGACATAGAGTACAAATCAAAACATGTTAAACAATCCTTAAACAATGCCGTTGATTATCTTGAAAGCATTGGTTGGTATGATTTTAATTCAAACAGAAAGGTTAAAAAATGAGTTATTCAATAGCTAATATTACATTCGTCAAATATGATGATGAAGGCAATGAAATCTGTGATTTAAAAGGTAATGTAAAACAATTTACATTTAAAGATCATATCGATTGTAGTTATATCTGCGATTCAATAACAGATGATGAGGTCGAGGAAATATGATTAGACACATTTATAGATTAAGGGAATATGATGATACAACAGGTGATGAATTAATTCAGTATGCAACACACAAGGAGCATTTAGAAAAACAGTTGCCTACTGTAAGTCCAGATCAAGAAATTACATTAATTGAATTTGACGCTAACGATATGGAAGATTTGGTTAATCAACTCAATAACAAAGAAACAGTAGTCATATGAGTAAAAAATTTACAATGGTACAATTTGAAGTAATGGATGGAGAAAATACTTATCATCAAAATCATATTTTTTTTACAAGCGATTTTCAAAAAATGAGTGACCCTGAATTGATTGCATATTTTTATGAGGGAGATAAAAACATTAAACTAAGAACTGAAAGTGAGGGTGTCTATTGGCTCTATGATGAAATGCGTACTTGTTTCGTACGAAAAATTTATCCCGTTGGCTTAGTCGATTGTATGTTATTAAATAGTTATGGGGTCGTGAGCCGTGTTCCGTCAGAAGAAGAAATTATCTTCAAGAAAAAAAATAATATTGTCCAATTTACAAAACGAACATTACATGAAAAAAGGTAATAAAATCAATACATTATTTTATTTGACATATCTTATGAAATCTTATAATAATAATAAACGAAAGGGGGTGCTATGGCACTAAAATTAAAAAACTACAAACGACTAAAAGCAGATTTATTTGATGTATTCGTTAATGAGTTTGAATCCAATAAAGGTCATTACACAGATAAAAAAGAATCAGATAAAATGAACGCAACACACCGATACTTACAGAAACTAATAACGAAACATGGATATAAAAAAGAAACAAGCGTTAGAGATACTAACGAAAAAACAACAGGAACTCGTTAAGGATACTAGAGATAATATTCTTGGGTCACAAACATTTACGGCATTAGAAAATTTATTCAATGTTGTAGATGTTGAAATTAAAAGGTTTGAACAATCGCATATGTTACAATCCGCTATGGATAATGCATATAAGATTATACAACAAAATAAGAGAAAAAAATAAAATGAAAAAACAAACAATTAATATAGAAAGGAAACATGAGCCACGATTTATTAATATTTAGTTTATTTTTGGCATTAGCAATAATTTTATGAGTAGCATTGAAAATACAAAAACATTTTTAAGAAAACTTGAAGAGAAAAAGAAAGTAAAAGTAAATTGGGAAACAGGGGAAATAACATTATGCGGAAAAGACAAACAGGAAAACGAAAAGCTATATCGCAAAATAGCTTTCTCAAGTCCACAAGCGTGTCTGAACGCCCTGCAAAAAAGCTAGATATATCTGGTTATTATTTTGACGGGAAACAACAATATACGATTTGGGAAAAAAGAAGATAATGCCAGAAATTTTAAAACTAAAAGAAGTTTTTATTTATTTTGTAATTAATAAAAAATCTAAAAAAATTATTTATATAGGTGAAAGCCAGAATGGAAGATCAAGAGTACAGTTAAGAAGATTTAATGATAAAATTTATGATGTTAAAGTAATTACATCTAAAAAAATTAAATGTTTAAATAATTATTATTTTAGAAGATATTATGAAACAAGGTGGATATATAAATTTAAACCAAAGTATAATGGTGGTAAAGATAATAAAATAAGTACACCACCTAGTTTAAATCTATTTTTAATGAAGATGTTTTTATGGAATGAAAATCCTCAAAGAGATTGGATAGTACCCTTCTCAAAGAATTGTCCGTTTAAATGTAAGTTTTTAAATAACACACAAAAAACAAATAAATATATTTACAATGGCTATTCAAAAGTTTGGAATGAAATTGATTTAAATAAAAAACTTTTTATTAATAATCAAAAAGCATTTGATTATATATTAAATAATAAAATAGAAAAAACTTTAAAAGAAAAAACAAGAAAAACATTTAGAACAAGAGAAGAAAGAATTCATAATTAGTATGAAAGTTATTAAAAATAATAAAAGAATCAAATGGATATATTAAAAAGAATTATATTGTGTAAAAAACCAAAACCTGAACATTGGTTTGCGTATTTTTTAATCGCAGGATTCAGTTTTGTGTGTGTCATGATATTACAAGTTTTAGGCTCGTGAGCCGTGATTGGACGGCTCGGGTACATAATTGGGTGTCCCTTAGGGTCTAAATGCCCTCGTACGAGGCTCTAGAGAGAGGGTAGTAGCAGTTGGGGGACTCTACTACCCTTGTAAATTAAATCTTGCATTGTTTCAATACTCGTGCTAAATTCCTTTTTGTAGTAGTTATTTCTAACTACTCCCTTTCAGAAAAGTTGTTTAAACATAGGGTAGAGGTGACTCGTTCTCCTCTACCCGATTTTTATGGGTTTATTAGTAGCATTTGAAACAAGTCGTCTAAGATACTCAACGACTTTTCTAAGTTCTCGTCTACCCTCTTTTGTCGGAATCGTTTTTAATTTTTGGTAATTGTCATTATATTTTTTCCATTTAATTTGTCGGTCAGTAAATATAATTTTATTTTTTTGTAATGCTCGTGTGTATTGTCGTCTAACATCATCAGGTTCGAGTTCTGCGAAATAACATACTTGTTTAAAATCTTCAGTATTATCCATGATCCAATGATGAGCTTCCATTTTAAGTAGTGAGCTTTTTCGATCGGATAAGTTCAAAGCAACATCACCAATGGCATTATTGATGACGGCTCTCCACATTTTTACTTCTTTGGGTAAATCTTGCTTGACCATTTCGGTCGCAAAATTAATGCCCATAACGTTTAATAAGTCTTGATAATAGCTCATGATGGTGTCTGATTAGCGATGGGGGTGCGTAGGCTGACATCAAATAATCGACATCTTTGTCGATTTCCAGCATGAGTGTGTTTATTTCTTGACGACTGAATTTAGAAAAGTCGATATCAGTGTCGTATAAAGTATCCTCAAATTTATCTCTAGGCATATGCCTATTGTAATGATTTTTTGCCATAGTTTAAAGTCCTTGACAGGACTAATTGATAATTCTTTTAATCCCGTCTTTGAACTTTTGTATGATTTTTTTGAGAAATTTGCAACGATTTATATAATAGGTATTTATGTCTTTTATTGCATTAAGTTCTTCTGAAAGGCGCTTATTTTCTTTCAGAAGAAGTTTAATTTCGTTGTGTAAATGCTCAAGACTTGCCATTAAGAAGTTTTTTCACGAAAGAATCTTTTGATACTTTCATCTTTTTCGCCTGAAATTCGACATAATCATCAACAAGTTTTGAGATCATAGAAGCGGGCGCTCTAAATTTATTTTTAGAAATTGCTTTTAAAATGTTGTAGTCTTGGATACGAACAGCTACAGATTTCCATTTATTGATATCCATTTTTTCTCCTTATTTTTCCCATTGTTTATCTTAATCACAGAGAGATATCAATAATTTTTTTTATGTGATATTCTCATTTTATGTCAGAATTTTTTGCAATATTTGGTATGCTATGTGTTGAAGCAACAGATAATTCTGTTGAATCTAGATGTATGAATTTCTGGGAAGAACCAGTTGTAAAATACAAAAAGATCGAACTGTGCGGTGCAGCAGCCAAAAGGCTTGGTAAACAAATCGAAGAAGATTTTAAAAAAAATAATTTGACCATTACCAAAATAGAGATATATTGCTTGCCTATTGACAAAACCCCACAAAAGAAGGTAAAATTATCTTATGAAGACTTATCGTGTCCAATGTCGTCTAGGCGGGCGTTTGATTGTCTCAGAGTTCCAAGGAGAGGATGATAAGGATATCCGACAAGACTTCATCAAACAGTTAAAAAAAGGAAACGCCTCTGTCTCGTATGAAAGCGTTTATAGACCAGACAGAATTTTCTTTTTTTACGAGGAGATAGCTAATGACAGCAAACAAAGACCTGTTGGCTAAAAAGATAGAGTTAGAATCTAAATGGAATAGATGCTATTTAGAAGCGGGTAAAGTTACCGTTGAAATGAAACCTATCGAAGAAGAAATCAGATTTGTTAGAAGACAAATGGTTTCTGCTGACATGGAAGATATTAGACTTGCTCAAAACGAAATACCAAGAGAAGATTTAATTCCTAATTACGCTTCCTAGCGTATAGGTCACTTGGTTCGTGAGCCGTGTTTCGGGTTTCCCGCTTAAGGATTCTTGTCGCTTAAAAATACTCAGCATACAAGTTGCGCAATAATATTTTTCTTTTTCTATAACGTGGGCAGTTTCCCCACATACAGAACATTTATGATTATGATGTTTCACCCCAATTATCACCGATGGCTACATCAACAACGCTTGGTACTTTTAATTTCATAGCTTGTTCCATGATTTGTTTGATATTGGTTTCATCTTCTTCAGTTTCAACATCAAAACATAATTCATCATGGATTTGTAATTTAGGACAATAACCTTGCTTATAACATTCTACGATTGCAAGTTTAGTTTGATCGGCTGCTGATCCTTGAATTAATCTATTAAGTGCTTTGTAAGTTTTGGCTCTTTTAATATTACCACGACCATATTTAGCAACAGCGTTCTCAAAAGTTTCACTTGTCCACAGACCCCAATCTCTTGGTTCCCATTCATCGAAACGACACTTACGGCCAAGCTTTGTTCTAATGACACCTTCTTCATCAGCTTTCTTCATACAACGATCAGACAATAATTTTACAAAAGGAACTTTACGATTATACTTTGCAATAATTTTATCTCCCTCTTCTCTTTCTAATCCAAGTGAGTTTGCTAATTTGTTCTTACCCATTCCATACATTAAACCTAAACCAATCGTCTTAGCTTGTTTACGATCAATACCGACTAAGTCAGCTACGGTTTGGTGAAAGTCGGCGGAAGCATTTGCGTACGCTTCAACCAATTCATTAGAACCTTCGTATCCTTCTCCAATCGAAGACGCATAGTGCACGACCAATCTTGGCTCTTGCTGTGAATAATCAAATGAACCCCACTTACAACCTGTTGTTGGCATAAATAGTCCACGAATCTTAGGCGCAAATTCTTTGTTTCTTGCGGGTAGTTGTTGTAAATTTGGGTTAGACATAGAGAGCCTACCAGAAACAGTACCGCCAGAATCAGAACGAAGTTGATTAATTTCTGCATGAATTTTTTCTTTATGTTGGTATTTAGTAATTCCAGTTAAGAAGGTGTTGTGAAATTTATTGACTTCTCTTGCTTGGACAATTAATTTAGAAATTTCATGAGGGGAATTAAATAAATAATTTTGTGTAAATGATGGCTCACCTGTTTTCTGTGTTCTTGGATAATCTATACCAAGCTTATCAAAAGCTTCTCCAATCTGACGTGCTGCCCAAATATCTATATCTCGGCCTGATAATTGTTTTATTTTGTGGAGCAAGTGTTTTTCTTGTTCCGCAAATTCTAATTTTAATGCTTCAGCTTTTTCTAAGTTAACATTAATTCCGTTAAATCTCATTTGAATTAAAATAGGTAGAAGATCAGATTCTAATTTCCAAATCGTTTCTAAGCTTTGAGTTCTAATTTCTGCTTTAAATCTCTGCCATAGAAGGAGCGTGAGCCGTGCATCTTGTTCTGCATAATGTCCAACATGTTCAGCAGGTAACTTCCACATCTCTGCTTTAGCATCAACACCATGAGCCGCTGCGGCTTCTTTTAAATCAGACTCAGCTTTAATTTCACCAAGATAATCGACAGACAATGCATTCAAAGAGTAACTCCAACGATTTTCATTAATCAATGCAGCAGCAACCATCGTGTCTACAATCTGGCCTTTGACTTCAATCCCTGATGCTTTAAGCCAGCCGACATCGTATTGAGCGTTATGAAATATTTTAGTTGCAGGTAAACTACAAACATCTTTCATGTATTGTTTAACTTGTTCAGGAATTAAGTTTCCTCCGCCATAATGACCAAAAGGAAAGTAACCTTGCCAACCTTCAACGGCTACTGCAAATCCGATGATTTCTCCTCTGCCTGATGCCCAACCTGCACCAAGTCCATTTGTAATTCCTTCATCTTTAGTTTCTAAATCGATTGCGATTTCATTATAACCAGTTAAATCTTTAAATTCATTTGGCGCATTCCACATATTCTTTTTAAAATTCATTGCGAGTTGTAGACTCATACCAACTTTTATCTCTCCCTTCTTTTTTACACCATAAGTAATGGCCATATAAAGTTTTTTTATTTAATTTTTTTAGACACTTAGCTTTGTTCCATCTTTTATGCTTTTTTTTAGTTGTGTCCATAAATTAATTTTTTACCTTCAGTTGGTAAAACCTCGTTTAATGTTTGATTATTAAAAACAATATCCATCCCCATCAATCTTGTATTATAGTAAATATTTTCAATTTCAAAAACTTTAAACGCAGAGTTTGCCATATAGTTTACAACTTGTTCAAAGTTAGGTGCACCTTTATTATTTTGAAATACAGGAACTTCTAATTGAACAAATTTAGTTTGATAAAATAAACTTAATGATCCTTCAATCACTTCAAGTTCTGCACCTTGAATATCCATTTTAATATAATCATATTTTTGATCTGGGACTAAATCTTTTAAAGGTGTTGTATAAACTTCTTTTTTTCTAAACGGAGTGTTTGAATTTTCTTGATACAATGAATTACCTGATTCATCCATTTCTTTAGCTGAAGTATAAAAAGTTCTTTTTTCTTTTGATTGTCCAACGTAACCGTGAATAAATTGACCATATTCGTTAAGTTTTTCTTTATGTTTTTCATTACCGTCTACTAAATAAAGTTCAGCATCAGGGTAAACTGTTTTAAATCGTTTAGCCCAGCTTCCTTGATGTGCGCCAACATCAATAGCTTTTTTAATTTCGTAATTTAATTCTTTAAATCTTTTAAATACGTTTGTATATATTTCTATTGGTTTTTGCATTAATCTTTAGTTTTTGACAACTCCTCTATTTCTAATTCACAATAATGAATAATTTTTTTTAAATCTTCTACTCCATTTTTATTTTTATATCTGCAAACATATTTGATTACATTTCCTTGAAAAAATGAAAGATCATTTGATGTTATAAATGTGTAAGGTTGAATATTAAAATTTTTATAATGAGATCCACCAATTTGTTTAGTTGATGGAAAAATTTTTTCAAAGTCTTCTTTACTACTCATGTCTACTCTCTTCCAGATAAATTAAATAATCTTTTCCAATTGGATAATGGTACTTATAGTCAGTTGAAAGAATATGTAAAGTATCTTTTGCTCTGGATGCTCCTGTATAATAAACTTTTCTTTCACCACTTTTATCTAATTTATTTTTACGACTAAAGTCTGATGCATAATCATTTTTACTTGCGAGCACCACATGATCTGCTTCACCCCCTTTAACACTGTGGATGGTGTCAATAATTATTTGTGGATCTTCGTTTAATTGTTTTTGACCATACCGTTTCAGTAATCTTATAAAATATATTTTTTGTCTTGATGTAAAGTTACGTCTTAATATCCACCACCATTCTTTATTTTTCTTTTCATCAGGTACAGCAAGACCGCACCATTCTTTTAATGTTTCAAAGTTATAAGTTTTAAAATCGGGTTCACTAATCCAAAATTTTTCAGTTCTAAATGCATCTTTTTCAATGTCCCTAATATATTTGTACATGGTTTCTGCTTCAGATTTATTAATAATCTTTCCATTAGAGATTGCTGTCCAAGCTTTAATCGCTGTCCATTGTTTACGATCAAATGATTTGTTTCCTTTATTATCTCCAAAATATAAACCCGCTTCTTTTGCTGACATTCTTAATTCATTTACGACTCGATTCACTCTCCCTAAGATGTACCATGTACCTTCTTGGTTAAAATCTATTTCCTTAAAGTTTAAATATCGTTTAACTGCACCTTTTTTATTTGATGGTAAATATTCTTTTTCTTCTGAGTCTATAATTCCTCTTCTAATAATTTCAGTAAAGTGATGAATCGCTTCACCAAAACGTCTCGTCTTTCTTAGAACAACCTTTCTGCCAGGAAAGTATGTTGTAAAATATTTTGAGTCTGCGCCATTCCATTGATAAATACCTTGATCATCATCCCCTGCTAAATAAATTTTTTTAGAATTCTTTGCTAACTTGTATAACACTGACCATTGTAAAGGCGTAAAGTCTTGAGCTTCATCTAAAATTAAAACATCAAGCGGTGGAAAATCTATCTCATCAATAGCTCTTTCAATCATATCTGTGAAATCAATAAAAGAATCTTTCTTGTAATGTTCATAGGTTGCGATCTTTCTTTGAAATACATCAATGTTATCTTTCTTATACGATTCCATTTTGTAAACTTTGATTGGATCCGTCATCATGTTTCTTGCTTTATCATAAATAGATAGTGACCAATCCTTGTAGATAAATTCATCATCTTCTAATCGATTGTCAGATCGTTTTAAAATACTTTCTTGTAGTGCATAATCAATCATACAATTTTTAATATCAAAGATTTCTTCTTTAAAATAACGTCTGCAATATTTGTGTAATGTTTTAAACCTTGTAAAATTTTCTATTGTGTATTGAGGAAAAGCAGATAAGGCTCTATCAATTGCTGTATTAACTGCTTTGTTTGTAAAAGAAATAAATGCAATTCTTTCTGGAGGTATACCTTTTCTCAAATAATTTTTTAATATACGTTCAATTAAAGTAAATGTTTTACCCGTTCCAGGAGGCCCATAAATCTTTATGGTTTTCTTATGAAGTTGTTTTAGATTTTGAATCTCTGAATTTTCCTGTGTGATAGTCATCATCCATCTCCGACACTTCATTTTTTGGTTTAGATTTATTTTTCTTTACTGCTTGGTGATTTATAAACTCTGGCATATCAACTGCCCAGATATTCTTTTCACCCTCATGGTATTCCAATCGTTTACAATTTAATAATCGTAAAGCTTCCATTGAATTGTTAAATGCTTTATTCATTTTCTTTTTCATCCAGTTGTCTAAAGTTGTTCTTTTAAAATAACAAACATTTGTTTTAGAATCTAAAACCACATATCCATCTTTTAATTTTTGGAAATCATCTTGTTCAATCGTATCTTCAAAAAATTCTTTTAAGGTTTGATATCTCATATCTTCTAAAGTTTCTTGATAATTAAAGTCATCTGATTCAGATGCTTTCTTTACGAGTGCATCTAAAAACAAATCCCATACATTAATATTTTTTCTTCTTGGTAAAGTTTTCCAAAGTATTTTGTAATTTAATAATTTCTTTTTAAAATTTAATTCTGATGCAAGATCTTCTGGTTTGACCATAATCTCTTCATCTTGATATTTAAATTTATAAAATGATTCTTTAATATCTCTGATAAACAACACATCCTCAAATTCATCTATCATTGCAGGTGTTTCTTGAAAGATACCAAGTGTTCTATTCTTACATAATTCTTTATTACATAATGGTGTAATTGCATTTAACTTTGGTGGACATTTGTAAAAGTAACCACCTTTTTTAACTGATTTAGCTGTAGTTATAACTTCTTTTTCAGGAAGTGGTGTTGCAAATATTTCTGTATTTCTTTTTCTTCCAATCTCAATCAGTTCTTCAATAGTTAAATTTTCATTCTTTTTAGATTCAAGAACTAAAACATTAAAAAGAAAATCATTTCTATGATTACCCGACCATTTTTCTTGTATCATCTTTTGAACACAAGGAGGATAATCTCTCCAACTATCTTCAGGTTCATATTTTGTATCTTTAAATTTCTTTATTTGTTCAAGTGTTGTTCTTTTTTGTTCTGCTAATTCTAAAAATGCTTCTAACATGATTGGTGTACCATCATCGTTGTATGCAAACTCAGTTGTCATCTTTGCATTAAAGTATGGCATCCCTAATGCTTTGTTCATTGGAAAGACTTCGTTCGCCATGAAGTAATCTTCATTCCATTTATGTAAAACTTTTAAAGCTTCTTTTTTATCTTCCCAATCTTTAAAGAAAACAAAAATATGTAAGCCACCAGATTTTGATCTAACTGGAATTAAAGGTAATTTATTATTTTTTATAATATTAATATATTTTTTTGAACTGTAATCTTTATAACTTTGTGGGTCGACATCTATACAACCCCATTTCATTTTATCTTCACGCTCTGGTCTTATACCAATAACAAACTTTCCCTCTAAATGGGATTTCCATAGTTCTTCTGTTACAGGTTCGTGAAGCGTGGTGTAGTCAGCTTTTCTCTTGCCACGTTCATCTTGGTCACCCGTTAAGGTGACCTTGATGAATTGACCCGAGTCGCCTTCAAACAACTCAAGTAATTTACGATGCATTAAAACGGAGTTTCTTGATCGTTTACTTTTTTCTCTGCTTTTTCTTGTTCAAACGCTACTTTATCAAACGCACCATCTTTGTTAGATTGTTCATAAAAAACTTTTGCTGATTGTAAAGCATCTAAGTGTTTTGAAGTATCTAAGATTGAGTCAAACTCAATTACCCAACCCCACCACTTATTATTACTGTTGGACTCTTTCGTAGTTTTAATTCTATATACTTGAGACCAAGCAGGTGGATTAAATAAACCTTTAGAACCTTTTATTTTTCTAGAGATTATCATTGAATTCCACAACTTAGATTTTTTCTTTTGCGTAGACTTCATTGGAATTAAAGCCATTTCTACTGGTTCATAATTTTCATTTAAAATATAAACGAAATGATTTCCAGTATCCTCGATGTAAGTCCCTTCTTTAGTTCTGTCCTTACCATCATCTGCTTTAGTTGTTCTACTCATCACTGTTGGATCAGTATGGATTGCAACAGGTCTTCCTGTTCCTTCTCCTCTATCTGCCCATTCGTTAAAAGTATTATTATAATGACATGGTACAGCTAAGAAACCTTCTTTGGATTTATACAAAGACCCAGTGATTTCATTATAGCAATCACCTTCCTTAGCTTTTGCATTATAGTTTGCTTCATCTTCATCTAGTATTGCATTACTAGCATAAAGAATTTTTAGGATAGGTAACCTTGTATCTTTAGTTCCAATGTTCTCAGTTCCTTGTCCTGATAAAGCTTCAAGATCCATTTTAACTGGAACTTTAGCTTCTTGTTTTTTTACTACTTCTTTAGACATTAATTGTCCTCCTTCTTAATCGTTACTCGATTTGCAACATACACACCAAACATGTCATTAGGGACTTGTTTGCCTTCTTGAATTTGTTCTCTAACAAACGTACGTAAAGTTGCCCAATGAACACCTTCTTTCTGTTTCACATTGTAGCCTTTTTCTTGAGCTTCTCTGATTACAGATTGTGCTTGTTCATCTTGACCTTTTCCGAATTCAAGAGTGATGTTGTTTTTTATTAAGTCACCAAAACCATTCTCACGTAACCAATTGTGAGCACGTTCTTTAAATGACTCTGTGATGTTAGCTTGATAGTAAGGTTTAACTTCTACCTGACTTCCATCTGTGAGTTTAAGCAAGCTTAAGCCTGCTTCACGCATTAAGTTTGGAATGATATTATCAGAAAGATTTCGTTCTGTTTCTTTAAGCGTCTTTATTTTATCTTCCGCCATTTTTATCTCTTTCTGAGTTTCCAAAAGCTTATTGCATGTTTGGGCGATATCCGCAGATTTCGCCGTGTCAACCGTAATGGCCGACTCTGCTTCTAAGTCCATATTAGAACCTCCTGAGAGATCATATAATTTATCTGTTTACTTAATGCAAGTTTTATTTTAAAAGAATTTTGTTTAAACATGAAATACAACTACAAGACAGAACCATTTGAGCATCAAAGAACTGCATTGAAGCAAGGTGCAGAATCACAGAACTTCGCATATTTTATGGAAATGGGTACAGGCAAAACAAAAGTCACTATTGATAATGCTGCGTATTTATTTACACAAAATAAGATTAAACATGCAATTGTTATTGCACCGAACTCTGTTTATTTAAATTGGGTAAAAGAAATTAAAACACATTGTAGTGTTGATTATAATATTATGGCTCACAAAGTGGATACCATGTTATCCCCGCAATTCGCAGACCCATTAAAACTAACTTGGTATTTATTTAATGTTGAAGCGATGAGCCATAAGTCAGGATTGAAAAAAGTAAAAGAACTTTTAGGTGAAGCAGATCGTACAATGATCATCATTGATGAAGCAACAACCATAAAAAACAGAACAGCTAAACGAACTAAAAATATAATTGAATTAGGAAAAGGTGTGGCTTACAAAAGAATATTAACAGGATCACCTGTTACCAAGTCACCGCTCGACTTATATAGCCAGTGCGCATTTCTTGATAGATCATTATTAGGGCATGAATCGTTTTATACGTTTCGTGCAAGATATGCTGTAATGCATGAAATAGATATGGGAGGTCGTTCGGTTCTGTTACCAAAATACTATACAAACTTAGAGGAATTAGAACAAAATATAAAAAAGTTTTCATATCGTTGTAGAAAGTCTGAGTGTTTAGATTTACCAGAAAAATTATATACTCAACATTATATCACATTAAAAGATGAGCATCAAAAGGCTTATGATAAATTAAAAAGAAATGCGTGGGCCGTGATCCAAAACGAAGAAGTCAGTTACTCAAATAAATTAACTGAGATTTTAAAATTACATCAATGTGTTAACGGTCATGTCAAAACAGATGATGGAAATATATTAGAGTTTGCAGATCCAAAGTTAGATGAACTTCTTAACCTTATTGAAGAAAATGAAGGGAAGTATATAATATGGGCAAATTATATTTACAACATTGAAAAAATCATAAAGGTTCTTCAAGATCGTTATGGCACAGAAAGTACAGTTGCCATCTATGGTTCAATTGATGCTGAGAAAAGGATAGAGAATGTCAAACGATTTGAAAATGATGATAGGGTGCGTTTCTTTGTGGGGAATCCTTCTACTGGTGGTTACGGTCTTAATTTGGTTAGCGCCTCTTATGTCGTCTATTATTCTAATTCTTATAATCTGGAAGTGCGTGAACAAAGCGAAGACAGAGCTCACAGAATTGGACAAACTAAAAACGTATTGGTTATCGATTTAATTACTCGTGGTACAGTTGATGAAATGATCATCGCTGCTCTTAAAAATAAAATAAAACTCAGTGCAAAAACTTTAGGTGAGCAAGTAAAAAAGTGGTTGCAATAAATTTATAATTTAGTATCTTAAGAACATGTAAAAACAACTCTGAACAATGTGGTTCAGTGTTACAACAAATAAAAGTTTGTTGGTTTCTTGGGCCCCAGTGGTGTTTACAACGCTGGGGCTTTTTAATGCGCTAGTAAATACCAGACAAATAAAAAAGCTATAAAAAATTCTATAGGTTTGATCCCTCTGAGATTTTTATTGTGTCCAAAGGGATCGTCACCAAATGTCATATTAAATAATCGCAATCAACATCCATATTAAAACTATGGTTGGAGCGATACTTGCCCAAATTAAAAATTTATGTTTATGCATTACTTAACTTCTATGTCCTGTGCTTTAATTTCTTCTGGTTCATTAAAACCAAGTTTTACAGATAACACGCCATCTTTCATCTCAGCTTCATTCACCACAACATCTTTGTGTAGTTCAAATTGTTTGAAGAATTTTCTAGCAGCTAGTCCTTTTTGAACGTACTCTTTTTCAGAGTCTTCTACTTGACCAGATATAGATAGAACACCGTCTTTGTATTGAACTTTTACATTCTTCTTGTTGAAGCCTGCTAGTCCTACTTCAAGACCGTATTCACCTTTTCCATATTTTACGACATTGTAAAATGGAAAAGATTTCATTGCTGAACCCACAGACATATTTGTAAACATATTATCAAATACATCTTCAAAGAATTTATCTCCTTGAGTCCATACATCTTTGTTAAACTTATTGATTAAATCTAGTGCTGTCATAATTATCCTCCTTATTATTAAGCAAGTTTAATAGGCCACAATATTGTGCACCTGCAATATAATATGGGGGGTACTAGAGGTTATGTCAAGGTCGTTTCGTTAATTCTGAGGCTTCTCAGAGCGTTTTTTATGGTACATTTTGACCCTATCTAACCACTTTTCCTCATATTCCAATAACTGGCTATTTGTCATTTCAAATCGTTGAAAGACTAAATTTGGGGTACACATGGCAATACAACCACGTTTGATTTCACCATATTGTTTCTTGTGTGCTAGTGAGTATGCTGCGATTTGATAAAAGTAATCTTCAATCCATTCTTCTTTCTTTGGTTTATTAGATTGTTTAAAATCTAATATGGTAGGTTCTCCCTTATATTCACATACTAAGTCTGTAGATCCTGCCCACTGATCTTCGTATGCTAATGAAACTTCGGATCCATATACTTTTGTAAGTTCTGGTAATCCCTTAATAATTTCGTGAGCCATGAGCCGTGCTTCTGCACCCTTTTCTGAAAGATTTAAATAACCAATACCATTAATATAGTTCTCTAGTACATAGTGCATTTCTGTACCACGTGTTGCTGCTTTTACTGTAATTCTTTGAGCTTCTTGATATCCAACTCTTGCTCTCCATTCATCGAGCTTTTTCCTCTTGTCATCGGATTGAGTTTTTGATAAGATAGTCGTAACTGATGGAACAGAATATTCTCCGACCTGGTAAAGGCGTTGCCCGTCTCCATCAGTTCTTTTGTATTTTTCGTAATTATAGGTTGCATCCCACGTGAATCCTTTAACGGTAAATGCCGTTCCACTCTTTATAAGTTCCATTCGGAATTATTATCTATAAATGATTTGAAAGTACAGCTAAAAGTATCGCAAACATTCCACCCATAATCCACTTTTCAATACGGGCTATTCTTAATTCCATAGATTCCATTTTTTGGAATGTTTGTTTCTGCATAATTCTACAAAGTTTTTCGTGAGATTCTATTCTGTCTAACGCGGATTTAGATTGTCTAGGCATTAGATTACCTTCCTTCGAGCAATGGCTTGTCCTAAAGCATCTTGTGGAAACAATGATGCATATTGCATAGGATCTGTAACTTGTGTATTTACTGGAGCTGGAGCTTGAGGTGCTTGTGGAGCTGCAGATAGTTGTTGGTTTGTTTGAATGTTTTGCATTTGCTGTTGTTCTGCTTCTTTCAATGCAATTTGGTCCTTATTAATTTGTGATTGTTCTGAAGCGTTTTTAATAACTTCTAAATATTGATCTGTTAAGTAACTAACATCATCATCAGAGTTACCTGCAATAACTCCTATTTTTGATAAATGTTTTATTAAACCATCAAATCCTTTGTTGTTTGCAATTTTTGTACCTTGTGCTACCCATTGCATAAAAGCAGGGTTAGATAATAATTTTAAAGAGTACGCTCCTCCATATCCAAAAACAGGAATACCTAATAAAAATAAAGGGTCACCTGTTCCAGCTGTTAAACCTGCACCTGCAGCAACTAATAAACCTGTACCTGCTTGCCCTTTAGTAACGGCCTCCGTTAAATCTTTAAATGGGTTTGCTACTTCTTGATAAGAAGCAAGAGCTCTAGTTTCTTTTAAACTATTATTTAAAGTTGCAAATTCTTTACCTAAATACTTTTCACTACCAAACATTATGTCTCTAGCTTCTTTATTTAATTTTCCAAAATTATCTAAAAATAATTTTGAACTAAAATAATTTGATCTACCTAATGCACCAAGTTCTGCCTTTGCGGGAGCTTCTCCTAACTTTTCAATCATCGCACCAACTAAAACTTTATTTTCATCTTGTGATAATTGACTCATAATATTTTTTATTTGAGTAGGTCCTTCTTTTCCTGAAGCAAATAAAGAAGCTATTATTTTATCTGGGTTTGCTTTTTTTGCTATTGGTTCTACATAATCATCAATTATCTTAATACCTGTTTGATATCCTAAATCAGCTTTTCTTATTGCTTTTAATATATCCGCACCACTTTTTCCACCAAAGTTTTCAGCCCATCTTTTAATATCATCAGTGATTGCACCATAAAATCTTTTGTAATCTGATCTTGGTAATTTATCATACATTGTAGGATTAGATAATTTTTTTCCAATAAATTTTTTTAATTCATTTATATCTTTATAACTAGCTATATTACCCCCATCTAAATCATCTATTAGTTTTTTTGATAATCTTTGAAGTTTCGCATCATTAAGTTCATTAGATAATTTTGGAAAAGCTGCACTTACTTTATCAAATTCTGTATCTAAAAATTTAAGTGTATTTTCTAATTTTACTCCTGCTTTATCAGGAGCCTCTTTTATCGCTTGATCTACAACTGTTTTTACTGCTCCATAATTAGCAGCATTTTCTGCACGGAATTTAGCTATAGGTCCATTTCCACCTGTAATACCCCATTTCATTTGACCTAAACTTAATTTACCATCCTTTGTTTTTGTAAAACCTAATTTTACTATTTCTCCTGCTTCAAAACCTTTAGGTAATTTTTTTCCTGAGAAACCTAATGTTCTAATTATTTTATCAGTAAATGTTTCACCTAATTGGTTTTGTGATCTTTCTGCTGTTTCTCTCATAATTTGTGAAGCGAAAGGCACATTTGTAAATGTTGTTTCTAAAGTATCAAAAAGTTTATTATCTGTAGCTTGTGCAATAGTAGGAGGCACTTCATATTTTTTGAATAGAGTTAAACGATCATTCATATCAAGTCTAATATTTTTATTTATTTTATCATTTAAACTCATGCTTCTATAAACTTTTTGTGCATCTTTAATATTATTTGCAAGACCTTGATCTATTACTGATTGCCAAACTTTTTGATCAGTTCCTCTTACTATCCTTTTGATTCCTTTTAAAAATAAAGGACCTGCCAATTCAGCAGATGCTCCAACTGCAAATTCTATTCCTCTTGTTTTCGCATATTCACTTATGTCTCTATCAATTTCTAAACCAGCTAGTTGAGCAATTCTTTCATAAGCTTCTGACCCTAAAGCTAAACCTGCACCTGAAGCAGCAACAGCTCCTGGACCTGAAGGAGCTGCAGCAATTGCTGCTCCTGTGGAAGTCACAATTTGTGTAATTGTTTTACCTTCGTCAATTACATCTTTTAAATTTGTTTTTGATTTATCATCTAAAATAAATTTTTCACCTGCATCATTTGTTAAGATAAAGTTATTTGGATCGTATTCATCAGGCACAACTTCTTTAAAATATTTTTTTAATGTTCTCACTTTTGATTTATAGTTAGGAGCACCAGAAACTAAAAATCTTATTTTGCTATCAACTTCAGGTAAATTATAATAACCTGTTTCTGGATCAATATATTTACTTTCTAAGCCAGAAGGATTTTTTTTAGATTCATAATCTTGTTTAAGATTATAAATAAAATCGAATTGTTCAGGTGATAAAGAACCACCTTCAATGTCTATCTCTGCGCCTTCAACATTGATTTTGGCCATATTATTTTCCTTTCGATTTATTTTTAGGTGGCTTGTAAGGTCTGTATTTACCAGTTTTTGGATCCATTCTTAAGAAAGTATTACCAATTTTTAAAATACGTTCTCCATTAATTGTAAGAACTTTTCTGCCTTCAACAAAAGGTGATGTATCTGAAGTTGCTCCCATTACACCTCTAATGAAAGATGGTGATTCTTTAAGTTGAATACCTTCTTTAGATAAGAAAGAATCTAATGCTTTTGTTCCTTCAAAAGTATTAAGAATATATTGTTTTTCTTTTTCTAATTCTTGTCTTGCTCTTCCAATCGCTGTAATTAATGATTTTTCACTAATACCAGTTTTTCCTCCTGCCATCTCATCCATAAATCTATCTAATTCTGATTGAGTGACCGCAGCACCTGATCTTTTTCTTAAATTAATGTTACTGAATTTCGCTAATGCAGATCTTAAATCTTTTCCTCTTTTTGATATAAACGGAGTAGCAATCAATGATCCTCCAATAGGTCCTACTCCAGGTAAATCTCCGCCTTCACCTTTTGCAGCTGCCTTTTGTAATAAATTTTCTAAAGAATCTAATGCACCTTCGATTTCAAAGGTTTTGGCATCAGTAAAAGCTTTTCTAATATTACCAACTTCTTTTGATACATCATATTTTTGTTGCATTTGTCCAACAGGGATAAGATTACCTTTTGGTCCTATAGTAACTTCTCCAAAATATTCATCTTCTTTATCTCCAATACCTAACTGTGCTCCTGTTAATGAAGTAAAGAAACTTCCTGTTCCACTTCCTTTTTTTGCTTTTTCTTTTGCAGCAGCAACAGCTGCATCGTATTTAGCTAATTGTAAAGCTGCAGTTTGTTGATCCTCTAAACCTGCGCCGAAAGCAGATGCAGCAGCTGAAGCATCTGATTGACCAGGCATTCTTTTTGCTTGTAAAAGTTTTGCAGTTAAAGGTCTTAACATTAAATTCATTCTTTGTGATTCTGATAAGTATTGTGGAACAGCACCAGTATATTCATCTCTTAATAAATCAGAAGACTCATCTCCATCATCACTTACTTCTCCACCAACTTTATATTTTTTTACTCTATAATTTGCAGCTTCAATCAAACCCCCCGTTGCAGCTTTTGCTAATGCTGTTTGTGCAGCAGGATTTTGTATTCCTTGATATGCTTGTGCAACTCCTAAACCTGTACCAATTGATTGAGCAAGTGGTGATGATTGAGGTAAAGTTGCAGCTGTAATACCAGAAGTCGATTTTGGTCCTGCAGCATAAATGTTTGATAAAAATTCTAATCTTTGTAAAGGCTCTGCTGATCTTTGTAATTGAGTTTGTCTTGCAGCATCGAGTTGTGCTTGAGCAATTTGTCTTTGTAATCCACCAGCTTGTAACTGTCTTTGTATGTCTGTACCAGCCATTTGTTGTTGAACTTGTCCTAAAGTTCCAAGTTGTGCTGCACCTGCTCTTTCAGCTGCCTGTTGTTGTTGTGCTGCACCTAAAGCAGATTGGAAGCCAACGGCTTGTGCTTGTCCGATTTGTCCAAGTCTTGCTCTTTCTTGTTCTGCAGCTTGAATACCTTGTCTTCCTCCACCAAACGCTCCTGCCATAACAGATTGTCCTGCAAGTTGATTTTGTCTCATAGCAGACTGTCTATTAATTTCATCTAACACATAGGATTGATATGGATTATAGAACTGAGAAATATTAGGAGCTTGCATTGCTGCTTGTGTTCCTGTGATTGCTTGTCCAACAGCTCCTGCTCCTACACCTGTTTGACCTGATTGTGTAATTGCTGCTTGTTCTAAAGGTGATAATTGTTGAACTTGAATGTCAGGAATAGAAATAGGAGTTTGAGCCGTGGAACGTGCAAGATCCATCAATTCCAGTTTTCGTTCTTCTATGCCTGGTGCTTCTCTAATAAATTGTGTTGTAGTATCTGGAGCGGGACCTCCACCGCCTCCGCCACCACCGAATACTGCGCCCATTATTTTAACTCCTTTACAAATTCAATATTCTTAGCTTTATAACCATGACGATCTCCTAGTTTTTTCCAACCAGGTCGTGCTAGAATTGCTATTCTATCACATTGATTAGCCATTGCTAACTCTTCAATAGTAAATGTCACTTGGTCTTCCCAAAGTTCTCTTTGTTTACCAGCAAGTAAAATAACTTCACACTGTCTCTTTTGTGCGTGGTCCGTGATTCGTGTAACAAATACACCAAACACTTTACTTTCAACACCGTCTTCTGAACCAAACATAATAAAGAGTTGGTAAAATCCTGTTTTGATATCTTCTTTTAAATGATCTATACTCATTAAATCTCCAGAGTGTTTTAAACCTTGTGTAATCATAAGTCTTAAAAGACCCCAGTAACGATCAACTTCGTCTTTCTTAATAGGCATGACATCTACGCCAACTTTAGTTAACTGTTTTTTCAGCTTTGTTGAATAAGTCATATAATCTCTTCATTTTTTTTTGTTGGTCATAGAAAAATTCAGCACCTTTTTTTCTCATTTCTTTTTCATCTTTAGGACTTGCACCCATTAAAATTCCAGCACCTAAAATACCATCTGTTCTTGTCACAAACTCACCATCAGCAAGTTGTGCTAGGATTGTATCTTCATCTTTGTTTGCACCATTAGTATGATCTGCTACATAACCATTTGTTCTTTTGTAATTGTTAATATCATTTTCATCATGTGTTGATTTAACTGGCATTCCACCTTCATTAAATTTTGCAATCTCAACTAAACCACCAGTGTTCATAGTTTTCGTTGCCATACCATAAGGACCAAATGTATCTTGTCCAACATATTTTACATTTTCTTCTGGGATGTAATCTAATTGAGGTTGTTGAACTGTTTGACCTGTTGTTGGATCTTGAACAAAGAATTGTCTACCTCTATATAATTCTGGGTAAGCAACATTGTAAGTGAACTGAGTTCTTTTGTATGGCTCTGGTTTAAATGCTCCTGATGCATATGCACCTAGTCCTGTTAAAGTTCCAAGTGTTGCAGCTTGTTGACCTGTCGTCATACCTTTAAAAGTTCCTAAAATTCCTGGTGAGGTTTGTTGACCAGAAGTAATTACGTTCGCTCTTGCTAAATCTGCAGCAGAGTAACCGCCACCACCATAGCCTGCACTTTCTGCTGCTTTTATAGCAGTCTGACCTTTAAATGGTGACATCATAGCGTTTGTAAAACCTTGAGTACCAGGAACATTCTGCATACCAAAAGCTGATCCTAAAGATTGACCACCATAATAACCACCAGCAGCACCTAAGATTCCTCCTATAATACCACCTGCTGTGCCACCTCTTTCTTTACCTGCTTTGTAGCCTTTGTAACCGCCGTATAATGCTAATGCTATAGCTAATGGATTTGCCATAATTAATTATAATTCCTGTTTTTACTGATTTTATCTTATTAATCGATCTTGATCAACTCATCACCAAATCGACCATGATACTGATGTTCTCCTATGTGAGTTATGTGATCCATGATCCAAGCATGGCATGTACCACCTATGTCTTTCCATCTTTTACAGAAGGCAAAATCTTCACCTAAATAATGACCTTTTTCAGGGATAAACATCGTGTCAAAAAAGTTGTACATATTCTTTAATCTTTCATTCTTACCATTAATAACTTGATCTTGGTTAATAACTAAATCTGGATATGCTTCAATCATCTTAGTAAACACTTCTCTTTTAATCATCATAAATCCAGTTGGTGAATGAGTCACTTCAATAACATTATCTTTGATTTTAATATTATTATTATCAGGGACTTTCATAGGATATCTGTAAAAACCTTTTGTTTTTAAATCTTTTGCTGATTTAATTTTACCTTCTTTAATAAGGTGAAAGGCTTTGTCCCAATTCATATCTTTTAATGGATAAGGAACAGAAATAATATCTTTATTAGCAGCAATCAATCGGTAAGGTGATAAAGGATTAAAAGCTATATCTGAATCAATAAATAATAAATGAGTGTGGTCTGAATTAAGAAAAGCAGATACGCACATATTACGTCCTTGTGTCACTAATGAAGATTTCATAATTTGAAATGATATACGTACTTTTTCTTTCATCGCCCATTTTTGAAGATCTAATAATGATTGCGTATAGTGAATAGAACATTCACTATGCACTGGTGTTGCAACAAATATAGAGTAAGGTTTTAAATCAGTAGCAGGTTCCGTGATCCGTGTTTCGTCTTCCTTGTTAAACCATATCGGTTCATGATTTTGCATTTACAACTCCTTGTAAAAAATTAGTCCATTCATGTTTTCTGTTATTCCAATTATAGAATTTTTTGTAAAACTTTTGTTGTTCAGTTAACATATCCTGCATACCTTTGGTATGTAATTGTTCAGCAATACCTTCTATCGCATAAGCAAACATAGCTGCAAGATTTCTGTAATTACTGTCATATTGAACATAAGTCGGCCACTCAGAACAGGTCTCATACAATGCACCATAATTCGTTACAATACCATGAAGACCACATGACAACGCTTCAATAGCAGATATACATGATGTTTCTTCCCATATGTTTGGATAAGCGAAGATATGATAGTTGTACATTTGTTTCATTAAATCTTCGTTAGAAATATAACCTTTGTAATTTACATTAGGTAATTGTTTTGCCTGATCGTATAATGGTTTATAAATATCATCATTCTTTTCTTTAAATGCATCACCATAGATTTGAGTTGATGAATAAACATCAAGTTCAATCAAAGGATTTTTAATAAGTTGCATTGCCCCCAGTAACACACTCAATCCTCTCCAAGGTGTAGAAGTGTATAATAACTTTAGTTTTTGTCCTTGCTTATAGACAGCTCGTCCTGGAAACACATCAATTGCGTTTTTTATAACTGTGCATTTATGCGGTGGTAATTTAAATACCATACGATATTTTTCTGCACACCAGTGACTATTAAATACATACCAATCATATTTAGAATGATTAGATGAATCTTTCATCCATGGAACAATGTTAGGTTGGTCGTATGAATTTTGTTCCCAAAGAATATTTATCTTATCTTTTGATAAAGGTTCTTTTTCAGGAACTGAAGTTGTAATCTGAAAGTTATCTAAGAGTTTATGATCTACGTATTTATATAGTAGATTGTACTGTAACTCAGTACCGCCAATTGGTTTCATAAAAGATTAATTAGCGTCACTCTTTGTTGTCATTGAAGCAACAGTAATTTCTAGATCTTGTCTAAAATCATCTGCAGTAGTATCCGTTGTTGGATTAGCTACATCTGCATCGAACTCAGCTTTGTCTGCATAGACAACACCCGTTCTTTTATTTTTAACAATTTCTTTTACTTGTGCTGGTATTCTTATTGGATCACTCATGGTTTACCTTGTCCTATTCTTTTCTTTTTTGTATATGATTTATTTGGAGATTTTGCAACCCTTCCTGGGCGCTTTCTTCTTTTTCTTTTAATGTAGTTATCAACTCCAAAACCCTTTGCTTTTTTAGCCATTCTGATCCTCTCTAGATATTTCTAAGATAGAAACAACTGCTGTTATGTTTGTTGTATCGTTGGTTTCTAAAGTCAGTACATCGCTTTCTTCTAAGACAATCGGTCCTTTAGCAATGTTACAGATCGTTGGTCCTGATATAGAAGCGTATGCTATTAAATTAGATGTATTTGAATCTGAGGCATCATTAATTTTAGCTTGTACAATTCTAGATCCACCTTGATTTGTGACTTGTATATTCTGAATAATTGCACGTGCGTTTGTTGGTGCAGTATATATGCTTACTGCTGCTGTGGATGTTGGTGCATAGAATGCGTTTTTATAAAAGTTTGCCATTAGTTCTGTTTATACATTATGTTTAAAGATGCAGAAACATTAAAACTTACAGCTCCTGAACTTGATTCTGCTCTAAATTCAATATCGCTTTTCTCCGTTATTTTAAGAGGAAAACTGTAGTCCTGTAAATGATTTCCGCTACTTATTGTAATTATTTCTTTTGTATTAAATACTCCACCATAAGGTCTCACGACTAATAAAGTTTTTAATACAGCAGGAGTGTTTGATGATGTTCCTGTTGAAATATTTGTTTGATAAATATAAGCAGTATAACCAGCAGGT